AGGATGATTTGCAACCGTAGCGTGAAACTTTGCTTTTTCGCGGGCAGTCTTGATCGGGCGGTAGGTCTTCATGGAACTCTTTCTCATTGTCATATACTATAGATAAGAACGGCAACCCACTTTTTCAAGGGCGGAATCCATGTTTTTTTGCATGGTAGGTATGCATCCAGAACATACCTGCTTTTTCCTAAGTGCTTGATTTTGTTGGGTTTTCATTCTGAGCTAAGTGCTTGATTTCATTGGGGTTCTCTAGGAACGCGGAGGAGCAGGCTGGAGACGGGTCGCTCAGGCTGCGAGGGTACGTACCACCCGCTCCTGAGCTTGCTGGAGGAGAGCTTCCTTGTCAATCTGGACGACATCAACCCGCTGGCAGTTGCGAGCCCAAACCCAAACTACGTCCTGATAGACTTCCGCAACCTTACCAGAGCGTAAGGCCTTCTTTACCTTAACGTCAGAGGTGGCAATTGCCAGCTTCGGTTCAACGGAAGAGCGAAAGCCCATACCGTAAGTTGCATCCATCTTCACTACAACTTTCCCGATAGTACCTTTGCCGCTTTTGCCACGTACAACCTTTGCGATACAATTTTTCTCGATCCGCATTGCCGCATCTTCGGCTTTTTCCAGCAGATCCTTAAACTCCAGGTTGATCTTCCATTGCTTGTATTTCTCGCGGATTTTGTCGGTCGCGTCCACCATGATCTGGATGGGCTTCCAGTCGGGTCCATTCATATCGTATACATTGACAAGAATGGTCTTGGGAGACGCTGTGGCCTCATCCCAGACTGTGGCCCAGTCTGCGGAACCCCATACGTCGGACATGATCCGGTAGTTTCGGTCGTGCTCAACCTTAAGTGTTACACCTTCCCAATTTGACTGGGAATCGTAAAAACCCTTGTGTTGCTCGGTCCAAGCGATAGCCATGCGATAGTCTCCGTTTCTGATAGACTATAGATAAGATCGGCACCGGCGGATTTCAAGGGTAAACCCCTGCATATCTGTCATGCACCGACCTCATATATGTGAAACTACGTAAGTTAAGACTTTAATCTGTGATTATGAAAATCATCATATTCGTCTATGTCATCCGCATGTTCGCTATACATTTTGGTCCAATTGCGGATTGGCCGACGCTTCTTAAGCTCACGCTCGGCCTGTTCTTCATCATCATAGTCTCGCATCTTCTTTGTGTATTTCATGTCAATAAGCCTTTACTAAACGTAGTCCTCTCTTGTTGAATGTTTCCGTCCAGCACATGAAAGTGTCACCATGGGTTACCTTGCGATCCTTATGGAACTGGTAATGGTGCACAAGCTCATGTGCTAAGACTTCTACAAAAAATTTTTTGGAATTGTATCGCTTGTTCATGCACAGTTTTCCGTACATGTAATCTGGATCTTTTGTGTCGAGCCAGAATTCATAGTATGCGTGGGCGCCGCGTCTCCAACGAATGTCGATTTCGTGAAGGGGTGCAAGAGTGCCATCGAAGATTTCGCGGTTAATGATATTGAACCATTTAACACAGTCTTCGATGGTTGTATAGTATGCTGCATCATCATTCGATTGCATTATCTTCGCAAGTTTTGATCTTTGTCTCTTTCGTGACATATGAGTTCCTCGTTAAAGTCTCACATAACATATTTCGACCATAGATCATACTGTAAACTACTCGGGAAGTAAGCCTGGAAAAGCTTCCTTAACAATCTTCGCATCAAGACCCTTGATCTTAAGGTTCTTGAGAATCATATTGATAAGAATGATAGCTTCACGTGGTTCTAATGCTTCAAGCATCTGGATAAGAAGTTGCTCACGGCGTTGCATTGTCAAATTAGGAGACGTGCGTGGATGATCCTTTATCAGCAGATACATCCGATCCAATTCGTGATGAATGGACGAATAGCTCATACCTGGAGGCACATCTTCTGCCTTATAATATGGTACCTTGTCAAACACAAAATGGATATTTGGATCGAAGGCATACATCAAAACGTTCGTTAGTGCAAAGTTCTTATTCTTTTGCAAGATTTCGATCTTCTCTTGCTTCGTCTTTGCGGATTCAAACTCGTCAAAGATTTCGTACATATTTTTGGCCATTAAAACTCACCTAAAATTTCGATCATGTTTCTTAGTCTCTTCTCAATAAAATAGTTCATTAGCTTTTGTTTGTTGCCAATCTTCACAGTGTCATACATTTCCATAATGTTATTGCGAAGATCAACGGGAATGTAGTCAAGGTCAACAAGCAACTGATTACGCTTATATCCACGCAGCATTACATCATTCTCACAGAACTCTTCTGGAGACTTAGAAATCCATTCAGTCACCTTCTTACTATTTAGAACTTTCTGTCTAGAGCCAGCTGCAAAAGTATTGTCTGGAGACAGGAAGTTAGGAATGCCATCACCACGATCACCGCGGATAATGTGTTCCTTAATATATTGGTGGGGATTATCAGACTGGATATATCTCTTGAGGATGGGACTGTATTGTGTCACGTTGGGATATTTTTGAAGCTGAACGAAATCCTTATCAGACGATAGAATCAGGACCTCTTCATTTGGAGCAAATCGAACAGTCAGAGTGCCAATGATATCATCGGCCTCAGCACCTTCAACCTCAATTACACGACCAGGATAATACTCTTTTAGCTCATCACGTATCTTGTTCAGACATTCAAAGATTGTATTCCAATCAAGATTGGACCTGTCACGTTCTTTCTTACGTCCAGCCTTATAGAATGGAAAAACATCTCTTCGCCAGTACTTCTTACTATCACAGCAAATGACAATCTGTCCATACTTTGCGCGAAACTGCTTTGCGTAGGAATGCAAAGACTTTAGTACCATGTGTCGAATGAGATCCTCATCAAGCTGCATTTTGGAATTAAATCCAAGTTGCTGCATGAGATTGGAAATTAGAACTTGGTTCAAATCAATCAGTATCATTTATCACCTTTAGCATACTATTATATAGTAGCTATTCGTTTGTGTCAACTACTTCTTCGGCATCTTCAATAATGATTTTCTTGATTTTTTCTTTCAAGTCATCAAAGCTTTCAGCCTTAACTACCGTTACGTTTGTATCTATAAACGAATGAAGAGGATGCTCAATGTTAAATGAGCGATATACAGTAGCCCTCAAGCCATCGGCAGCGAATGTGAAGTCTCGTTCAAAAGTATCGCCATCTGTATCAATACCATAATTTTCAAGTGCATCCATGATGTTGAGAATCAAATCTTCAACAATCGTTTCGGCATGTTTCTGAAGGCTTTTTTCTTTTGCCTTCTCTATCTCTTCAATGTTGGGTGCTACTTCTCGGACGATACGATTGGAAGGGAATTGGACGATAGTGGTCATTATTTGATGATCCTTACTAGAACTGTCTCATTATTTATGCGACCAGTTGCAGTCTTGGGCTTACATTTGATTTCGTCCATAAACTTTCTCAGAACAATCTTGCCACCCTCTTGCAACTTCTTAAGTTGTTCGGCAGGCTTACGCAGCGTCTTGATCTGAGAGGTCTTTTCATCAAAGCCTACAAGAGTGCTGCCTTTGACAGACAAACCAGCAGGACCCATAGCATTATAGACACCAAGGGTTCGATATTTAGTATTGAAGATCCAGAGTTGATTGCATCCGATGATCTGTTTCGGATCGACTGAGTCCAACTTGAGTGTTTCATCTTTTACCTTATACTTGAGTTTCGATACGAGAGCTGATGCAGGCTTCTCTTTCTTCTTACGAGGCTTGCGAGTTGCCTTAACAATAGTTGTGCGAGTTTCAGCAGCCGAAATGATAGACCTAACAAATTCCATGTAAGCTTTCAGCTTCGGCTTCTTCCAAGAAGAATAAGCCTCTCTAAGCTGATCGTTCTTGCCGTTAAGGGCATCAAAGATTTCAGCATAAAGAGGCTTATAATAATCCGCGATCTTCTGAGCGATCATCGGCTTAACATCTTGTGCAGAGAGCCAATCTACGGGCTTGAACATAGTACCATTGCGATAGAAATTGTCCAAGTGACCTTCGATATCAGCAATCAAATCATTAGCGCGATTAGTCACACGCTCCTGAACTGAAATTACTTGCTTGACTTCTTTTTCGATGCCGTCTTCTTCTTTGCTGATGCCTTCTCCGCTACTGGAACTGGAGTCGGTGCTGGCATTGGCTGCACCGGCGGCAAGGGCTTTGATTCGGGCAATGTTTCGATCTTGGAGGTCTTGTGGGAGGTTGCCGCCCAATAGTAATATACGACAATTCCAACCGCTAGTGCGGCAAAGATTAGAATTAATTCTGTTGACATTTTTGATAAGTTCCTTTTCTGTTTTATAAAACTCTTTCAGGTATTCAACGATCCAAACCTTAGCTTGGTCACCATCATAAAAATAATTGTACCAGTTGTAAGCTGAAATGATCTGAGCATTTGTAACTTCGCCACGAAGATCTGGTTCTTGACCAAGATACTTTTCGTCCGCAAACTTACCGCGAATCGTCTTCTGCTTCTTCTTTGCCATATTTTTCCTTCAGCCTTTCAAAGTCAATCTTGGTAAAATCGGAAATTACACAAATTCCATACTCAAGATATTCATAATTATAGCTGATCAATTCGGCATAGTCAAGGGCTTGTTCGAGATTGGTAAACATTCGGGCATTATGGAAATAATTCCACATCTCCTGTTCATCACCATTCCATGTATATGTATCATCATTAAAAGTTCCATATATCTCTTCGATGTTTTGATGATGCGCGACCCTGTATTCGGGACCTCGTGTGGAAAGAATGTAGATTCCGTTATCAGAAGACATTTTCATCCTCATCAAACTTTTCATTTTCCTTTACGCGCTTCTCTTGCATAGTTTCTTCTTTCCAATACTTTCGTGGATTCCCACACATATGACATGAACACTTTTGTCGTGTTTCTGCCATCTTCTTGTAATGTAACTCTCGATCTTCGTCAGTGCCGTTCCAAAACTTCTTTTTCAACCAGTGAAAAGACTTAACACGATCTAACATACGCTGATGATGGTGTCTTCTTTCGGCTCGACTCTTGCTCATGAGTTACTTCCTCTTGTTGCGAGACTTTCTCTTTGCACTACCAATCTTACGACGACCCTTGCGAGGCCTATTCTTGTGTGGGTGAGGCATAAACAATTCCTTCTCTGTCAAATGGATACATAATACCGATCTTCTTTATAGAATCAATCTTGAACGATCTCCAATCGCCCTTCTCAAGATCCCATATAGCAAGTAGATTAGAATTTTCCTCACGTTTAGTGCGAGGAATCAAACCTTCTTCTGTAGATGCAACAGGAATAAGGGCTGGAATTAAGGTACAGTTCATTGCTCGAATTGTACCATCAGTCTTCTCAAATGTAACAGTTGCAATAGTTTCTTGCAAAAGTTCGCGAATCTGGTTCTTGGTCATTAGTCGCACACCTGTACTGGCATCTTACGATAAACTCCTAAACTGGGGACGAATACAGGCATGATAACTGCCCGACAAGGTGGGTACTCATACTCATAGTATTGTTGAGGAGGTGCCGAACGCTCTACAAGACCGCCGAGAAGACCTCCAACGATTGGCGCCCAAACATTTGGGTTCTCATACCAATCGCCGTTGTTGTTCTTGTACTTGTAATTATAGTTGTAATTATAATTGTAAGTTTGCTCTTGGTTGTGCTGCCAGTTTTCAAACTGGTTAACATTATTCTTGTTGCCCGCAATTGCAGGAGAAACAAACAATGCAACCATTGAGATTGTAAGCAGAAACTTCTTCACTTAATCTTTCTCCATTTAAAACCAAAACAAAGTTCTTGCATCTTGCGATGGAACCAATTGGGCTCATTACCCTCTGTAGGATTATAAACAGCACCATTTGGACCACCGATAAGAGTGCATTGCCAATCGGACTGTTTGGGCATCATGTATATAGTATATTTAGTATTCGAATCACTTACATACTTATTCAATTCGCCAAATCCTAACACCTCGTGATTCCGTACGACATGAGATTTCAATACCCTTCTCGCGGGCCTTTTCATACGGGACACAAATCTTCTTCGGAGTAAACCGCTTCTTGGTAAAAGGCACGAGGAACGAATCTCCTACCTTCATGTGATCCAAAGGATAGTATTGAGTATATCGGGTAGAGTCATCAATAAGGTCAATACGGTTGTTAGTCATAGGCACGTTCTTTTCAATCTTATACATGTTTTATTCCGTTGTTCCAATTATTCCATGATTTTCACAATACTCAAGGAAGTCTTCATAACCTCCAATACGCTTATTATACACGAAAATTTGCGGCACTGTCAAGGGTAAATGTTCACCAATAAGTTCCCGCAGTTCTTCGCGTGTAAATTCCACACCGAGCTTGAGTTCCGTATATGGAATTCCAATGTTGTTCATAAGTTCTTTCGCTTTAACACACCAAGAACAGTTGTCCTTAGTATAGATTCGAATGTCCATCATTCAATCTCCACAATTAAAGGTTTATAGTTCTGGTACCATTCATTCTCATTCGGATAGCCACGAGGATTACAGACAACGCGAGTATTGCCAATCATATAATCACATTGCTTATGAGTATGACCATGAACGATCAGCTTTGGTGGCTTTACCATATCAAGAATCTTTGGTGACAATTCAGTAGCAAAGAAGTCATTGCCATCAGAATTCCTATATTCTTCATGAACCGACTGATATGACGGCAAGTGATGAATGACCCAGATATCAGCACCAGAATCAAACAAGTGATGCTTATGTACTGTATGGGCATTCATATACCGATCATAGTTCATACCGGCAACCTGTTGACAATCTACCATATACTCTTTGAAGTTCCACCAGCGAACGGGAGAGATTTCAGTCCAAAGCGTGGCACCAGCAATCTTGATACCTTCAACTTCTATCGGATCAGGAAAATCTATATCGGCATTCCTAAAAGAGTGTCCGTAATAGTCGTGGTTGCCCTTAACTGAAAAGATTTTACCATTATACAGTGACTCAAAATAGTCTCGCATCAACGGATTCGGATGAGTGTCGCCTGCATTCAGATAAAATAGATCCGGTTCAGGCTCATAAAGCCACGGTTGAAATTCCATATGCAAATCTGAGATAATACCAAACTTCATTTATAATAACCTTTAGATAGATTCCAACGATATGCCCGTTCTACTGCGCGAAGAAATGGATGCTGGCGAATCCACATGCCAGTGTCTGGATCAAATTTTTCCCTAAAGAATTTGTCATGTCGTTTGCTGCCTGTCGCAATATCCGGATTGATCTTGCGTGATATGTCATCAAACTCAGCATCGGACATGATCGGATTATCATCAAACTCATATGCATATGCAGCCAAGGTCAAGCGGATACGGTTGCGCCGCTCAACCTCAACTTCACTTCCCCAATCACTCATATCTTACGTCCAATTGTAGCAGGATCGGTGCCATCTGTCAAGTATTGAACAGCGCCCTTGTTGTATGCAGGAGCAACCCGCGTCTTCTTGCGCTCGATTTCCTTGATAGTCGCAACAGTTTCCTCACGGTCGCGCTTCCACTTATAGTCATCTACTGACCGCTTGAAGCCATTACCGACCGAATTAGAAAGAGGTGGCAGCTTCTTCACTTCACGCTCAGGAATATTTAGGGTGCGTTCCTTGCGCGGCTTGTCCTTGAGAATGGTTGAAAAAAAAGTCTTACGCTCCTCGCGGAGACGCAAGACCTTCTTAGATGGCTTTTTGCGACCTGAAGAGGTCTTGGTGTAGACGAGTGCCATTAGCCCCAATACCCACAATGATAAGACGCGGAAGAGATAACCCGCTCTATGATTTCCTTACGGAGAGCGTCAGCATGATCTCCTGCCCAATAAAAGTGATGGCCGCGCCGCAAAGCCGCTATAAGCAACTCAGCAGAATACTCTTCAGGATCAAACTGCTCTTCCAAACCGTAGCAGGAACAGTGAGAGCCAGACGCCCAGTAGAAGCGTTCACCAACGCGATAAATCACATCAGCCGAACCTTCGTACATTTCCTGATCATAAACCGCAAATATCACTTCATCCGGTTCAGGTATAGATTCCTCAAACTGACGGCAAACATCTTCCCAAGAAGAGAAGGAACCTTCGTAAACATCAACCATTTTATTTTTCCTTAGATAACCTTGACAGTAAGAGCGCCAGAAACCTTTGCTTCGAGCAGGAGCTTCGTCACTTCACCCTCGTTTAGAACATTGCCGACAAATGGCGTAATTCGATTTTCGAGTGACTGGACAATATAAGCACTACCTTTGGCCTTGAGGATAATCTTCTCGCGGAGCTTAGTCATCAATCATAATCCTTTATCATTTCAGCATAGGTACCAGGAACGAACATAACACCTTCGTTACTTCCGTAGAACAAAAAGTGTCTATAGTAAGGAGTATATATGGTAACCCATTCCATGTCAACAGCATTTGGCTGTAACTCCCAAAAATATGAAACCATCACTCAATCCAACCTTCCGAATACTCTTCCTTCTGTGTGCTGTAATACGAATGAAGACCCACTAGATAGGAATTGATATCTTCAATCGGTATCTCCATAATATCGCGCTTTTCGGCCACGGTCAAGAGATATTCACGCATCAACTGAGGAATTTCATTATAGGTAATATAGGGCTTACGCATACTTCACCTTGTGCTTTTCCTTACGAGTATATGCCTTAGGGTTCTTCGTCACTTGCGGACGGAATTTTGGTGTCCACAAGGTTTTTGCCACGTGATTACGCGGCTTGCTCTTCATCTTCCTCTTCCAGTTCATAATGAGAAGCAAGGTCGTCCCAGTCAACCTGGCTCATTGCGGCATTCATAATGTCCGCAGCGAAACCAGTCTCGGGAAGCTGCCCCTGATCTTCAAGCATGGAAGTCACAAAGTCTTCCAGGGACTGAGCCGAGGTGTCTTCACGCTCGTTCTGCATATCGGTAAAGATATCGCCGAACCACATGTTGACGAGCCAAGTTTCATAGTTAGTCCAACCGTTATATTCGCGGCGTTCCATATTAGTTCTTCTCCATAAGGATCTTGACAATCTGTGCGATAGACTTGCCTGTGCGGCGCGCAATGTGCGCGACAGACAAGTTGGGATTCGAATCAAACAAATCACGAATTTCGGCGTTAGACATTTGTGTCCTCAGTGATAAACAGAAAGATGAAGAATAGTAGAAGAAGGTATGCCCAGAAGAGCATTACATGCTCCAGTAAGTTTCGCTCGACGGCGAGCAGTAGTAAGGGACATTGATACGCTCAAAGAACGGCTTCCCGCTCATGAGGTTGGTACGCTCCACAATCGCTTCAATCTCATCATGGAAGTAGCTGCGGTCGGCAACGGCAATCTGTTCGGCCGTATACTTCCCAGACTTGATCAATCGCGTCATGTGAGACTTGGCAGCAGCCATGGTCGGGAAAATCGGATCGTCATACTTGGCCTTTTTCCCAGCGTAGCGGGTGGTGGCAGTCTCGAAAACTACGAAGCTCATGGTATCCTCATTCATTGTCATATACTATAGATAAGATCGGCAAGTCGGTTTTTCAAG